TATCCATCGGGTGCAGTATAGCTATTAACTTTTCTGTAGTTCTTAGATTTAACATCGTAAGCAGTATACTCACCTGTTGTCATATTTAAAGTAACAATATCTACTGGACCAAGACCGCCAACTGGCGTGAACACTAAAAGATTAGGATCTTCAGCAAGTCTAAGTTGTGCTTTTAATTCTGAAGTTAAGCCTGTAATAGCTTTTACTCTTCTAGCCATTATATTTGATGTAGCCTAGCAAGGAAGCTATAGCACCACCAATGAGTAATAATACTCTGAAGCCACCCTTACTTTTATTAACATCACTTTTTAATTCTTTTATATCTGTACGCATTTCATCTATCGCTTTGAATAAAGTTTTCATTCTTTCTGCACAAACCTTTTCATGATAAGATATTCTTATAGAGTTGTTATCCTCTACTGCTTGTTTCAAGGTTTTTCTTCTCTTAGGCATCATCTCTCTCTACCTCGTTACAGAAATAAGTTACATATAATTTTTTTTCGTTAAATGCTTCTATGTTTTCATTGGTAACTTTGATGGTAGCCATTGCACCAGACTTGGTACAGTCTGTCCACGAATTAAATTCTACTGGTGATATTGCTGTGTTGTTACACATACCTGTGATAGCCGAACAGATAGTATAAGCTAACACAAATTTCATTGCTATGATTTAGGATTATCCGATTTAACTTTAGCAATAGCATCTTCCCAGTTAGTAGTGCCATTAACTTTATCCCAATATTGCATATCTAACTGTTCTTGTATTGATGGATATTCATTTGCTCTATCTCTTTGGTATTGTTTAGCATCATACTCTGCTTGTACCTCTACCATTTTAGCTTCTATGTCAGCTTTAGGAATAGGTGTTGTTCCATTTTCCCAAGTAATAGTATTAATGTCATCTCCACTTACAGATACTTCTGCTGTTGGATTTATTTTTTGAATTGCTCTTATTATTTTATTATCCATGTTATGATCCAATTTCCATGACCACAATGTTTCCCATTGATGATTGTTGATTAATTCTACTTGTTCCTGCACCACATCTCATTCTAAGTTCATAAGTTAATGCTGATGTTGAAGATGGACTATCTAAATGTGTCATTGCTATAGAACTTTGCATACCATGCAAAGCCATACTTAACATTCCAGTTGAGGAATTTCCTAAATTTGTACTATCTCTGAAAATTGATATATATGCTGTTCCACCAGTATTACCGTCATACCAACCAGTTGTAATATTAATTAGAATTTTACTTGAAGTTGATGATGGAGTTATAGTAAGTGATAAAGTAGTTGATGCATTTGTAAATGTTGAAGATGTTGTGCTTCTTACGGTGCTATCTGTTGCTGTAAGCACTTGCAAAACCTTACCACCACCAGGAAGATTAGTTAAGTTAGCACCACTAACAGCAGGAAGTGTAGCAGGAAATCTAGCATCTGGTAAAGTTCCACTTGTTAAATTAGTTGCTGATAAATTTGTTAAATCAACATTACTATTTAAAACAGTAGATGGCATCCTTGCATCAACAAAAGTACCAGTAGTAATTTTAGCAGTATCTAAATTAGGAATATCATCTGCTGTAAATCCACCAGATATAATGTTTGCTAAGTCTCTTGCTTTTGTCATAGTTTCTTATACCTTATTTTTATCTTGCTTAAAACTTTTAGTTTTATTCTCGTTGATTATGTAAAGCGAAGCGATCATAATTAACGAGCAGTCGCTGGGTTATCTCCCACTAAAGGTTCTTCGGCAAAACACATATAAATTATAGTGTCTCCACTTCCATTATTAAATGAAGCATCTCTTAACTTAAAGCCATTAGATAAAAAATCTACATTATCAAAATCTACACTTGCACCAGAACTATTAGCTAATAAATATTCTCCATTAGGATTATAGGTATGTCTTTTATTGTCATACATAGTCCAAGAGCCTGTTGTATTAGTTCTTTTCAGCATAACAAATGAGGGAGAAAATCCTGTATAAACAAATGTTCCATCAGCATTTCCATTACCAGTATAAGAACCAAACTTGCTGAAGCCTTTAACATCTGCGAAGCAGTAGGCTATGAAATTATCTCCACTTTCATTTGTTGTACCATGAGTACCAACTGAAAATACTGAACTTGTTGGGTGTGTACTATTAAATATAGCACTTCCAGACTGTGCTGAAACATTTTGGTCTAAAACTAAATATTGGTCAGCACCACTTAAACTTGCATGATATACTCCCCAGAATTGTGTACCATCTGACCTATTTTTAATTATAACCATTTTAGGAGTTACTCCTAATCCATGACCAACTGTAGCATTACTTCCTGTACCAGTATAAGACACAATACTAAATCCACTTGTAGTATTAGCACTAACAGTTGAGGTTATGCTTCCATCTGTGTTTGATGATGCAGTTCCACCACCAAGCCAATTCCATGATACAAAAGTATCTCCACTTCTATTAAAAGAACCATTAGTTGCATCATCACCAAGTGAAAATCCATCTGTATCAAATGATAAAACTCCATCTGTATTAGTTTGTTCAGCATTAGTTAAATTAGTATACAAAGATTTTGTTGCACCTCTTACACTATCTTGAAGTCTATGATTAAAACCAGTGGTTCGAATTTTAATCCATGTAAAATCTGGTTGAAATCCAACACCTGTAATAGATTGATTTGCACCTGTACCATTATAAAGTTTAGTATTAAAATAATCAGAAGGTTTTTTAATTGTAGTATAAGCCATGACTAAACTATCTCCTTATTGTTAATTTCTTTGCATGAGTGTAACGAATGTAAAGCCATTATAAATTTAATCCTTTGGTTGATAAAGCAGTATAACCTGTTGGTACATCATATTCAAATATTCCTATACCACTTGCGTTAGTTCCTGCACTAGCTACTGCTGTTGTTGAAAAATATCCATTACCGAAGTTAAAAGCTATTTGACCACCATCATAAGAATTACAAGTAAAATAATATTCACCACTTGGTATTGAAGTAAGTTGGCTTCCATAAGTAGAGCCATTTCTATAAAATTGAAGTGTTCCATTAGTTGCATCAAAAGCTGCACCTATAATATCTCCACTAGCAATAGCAGTTAAACCTGATTGAACTACTGAACCATAAACAGCTATTTCTCCACTTGAAATTACAGCACCTCTACCATCATCTTGTAATGATGAATTTATAACTTCTGATGTAGATATAATGCCTAATGGTGCTTGACTACCTACTCTAGTTACTACTTTTGCTTCAACATACCATTTACCAGAACTCATAGCCAAAGTTGAACTACCATAATGATTTGACCAATCATTTGCACCTGCATTAGTTACTGTATTATTTCCATTTGAAAAAGTATTATCTCTAGCTTCATACAGTAATGGATTTAATGTAGCAAAAACATTTGAAGGATTATCTTCAGTATTAGTTAATGTACCACCTTGTAATGAAAAATCATTACCAAGACCAGATTGGTCTGTTAATGAATTACCATCTTTTAAAATAAAATATCCTGTTGTTCCATAAGATACACTTGGAGAAGTTTTAATTTTCCAAACACCATTAGTATCATACTCTCCAAAATCACTTGCTTGATATAATTGATTATCACAAAAATGAACATGAGATAAAACACCATCAAGATAATTACCTGGACTACCATTACTTCCAATCCTAGTATAAGTTGTGTAATTAATTAAACTTTCTCTACCAGATGACGGATTAGTTCTTGAACTAAAAGATGTTTCTTCTACACCATTAACCCAAATTTTCATTCTGTTATCTGCTGTAGCATTACTTGTATCCCATCTACAAACTATATGATACCAAGCGTTACAATCAACAAATGTTCTATTAGTAACTAAATTTCCACCATTAGAATAACCAGCTGCTTGAAAACTAGCAAATTGCAATCTATTGCTTGAATCAAAAGCTATTTTATCTTTATTATCGTTGTCTAAGTATGAACCAAATATAGTATGTTCTGCTCCTGTAGCACATCTTTTAACCCAAAAACTAGTTGTCCACTTTGTTCTTGTTCCGCTTGATGTAGTTGAAACTCCTAAATGTGTATTAGCCATTAGTTAAACTGTGCTCCTCCTGTTGCACCAAATGATGATGTCAAACTAAAACTTCTGTCTGCTGTTTGACCTTCAGCATCTGTTGCTCTGATAGTAAAATTATATGTAGTTGCTGTTGTAGAGCTACCACCAAAGTCAGTTGTTGTTATCACACCTGTTGTAGAATTTAAAGAACAATTTGCTTGAGCAGCATTTGTTAATACTGAAGTAGTTTCTGAATAAGTAACTGCACTATCAGAAGTAGCAGCAACTGTAGCAACTGTTCCAGAAAAATCTCCTGCAATAGTTCCTAAATCTCCAGCAGCAGTAGTCCAGGTAGGAGCATCTGATACTGTTAAAATATTTGTAGCAGATAATACTGAATTACCATCTGGGTTTTCAATTCTAATTTTATATTGTGCATCTACAGTTAATGTTGCTTGTACTGTTAAAGATGTTGAGTTGTTAAATGTTACTGTGTCTGCTGTGTACCATATACCTGTTGATGGATTTAAAAATTCTACTTGAGGAACTGATGCAAAGTTTGAACCAGTTATTGTAATTGAGGTTTGAGCATTAGTGATTGTATCTGGAGAGATAGAACTAATAGTAGGTTTTGTTTCTCCAATAGTAACTGAACCACCTAAAGCAACAGCTGAACCATTGATTGTGATTGCACCACTTCCTGTTAGTCTAGCATTAGAGATTGTGCCAGATGTAATATTAGAACCATCTATTGAAGCTACATCAAATGTACCATAAGCAACAATATCTACTATATCACCATTAGTTAAAGCTGAAGCAAATACAACTGAAGTACCAGAAGTAATTGTGATGTCAGATGATGACATACGAACTCCATTAACATACACATCTGCAAATCCTGCATCGTATGCCAAAGTCTCACCATTATCATCTACACCAGATACTGTTGTTGGTGTACCAGATATTGTGTAAGTAAATCTAGCTGAAGTTCCATTAACACTTGAACCTGCATTTACCCAACCAGTAGCTGAGTATACTTTCATAGTGTTAGTAGTAGTGTCAAAATATAAATCACCTAAGTCTAATGCACTTCCATCTGGATCTTGAGTTGGAGCTGAAGCACTTGGTCCAAGATAGATATTTGCGAAAGCGTTTATATCTGCAAGGTTAGTTGCAGCAGTTGTGATTGAAGCTATGTTAGTTCCAACATTCGTAACATTAGTATCATTTGCAGCTACTAAATTTATGTTAGCACTATTTGCATTAACTGCATTAATATTGGTTTCATTATTATTAACAGCAACTATTGCAGAACTGTTTGAAGATACATTAGAAATTTCAGTATCTATTCCTGCAGTTGTGTTTATATTTGCTATGTTAGTTGCAGTTGTGTTTACATTTGCAATTGAACCTGCGACAGTTCCTATTGTATTAGAACCAGAAAGATCAGCAGCAACAGTATTTACATTTGCTTGATCTGAAGTTGTTAATTGAATTTGTCTCCATGTAGTGTTAGTCAAGTCATAGACTTTCATTACATCATCAGTAGTATTAAAGTATAATGCTCCATCTAATAATGCGTTACCATCATTATCTAGTGTAGGATCACTAGCTTTAGCACCTAAAAATCTATCATCAAAATTATCTAACGCAGCTTCTGCTGCTGCTTGAGCAACCTCTGCTGCTGTCTGTGCAGTTTCAGCATTTGTCTCTGCTAATTCTGCTGCTGTTTTTGCAGTCTCTGCATCGTTCTTATGACTTAAAGCATTTGATTCACTTGTCGCTGCATTGTTAGCTGAAGCTAAAGCTTCTGCAGCTTTTGTAGTTGCAGTATTTGCAGCAGTAGTAGCCGATTCTGCGTCTACCAATAAATCCCATTTAGCACTATCTGTGTTTGTAGTTAGAGGTTCAGCACCAGAAGATGTATGACCTGTATTACATAAAAAAATATTATTTGTACTTGTGTCTTTAACTATATCTCTAGCAGCATAAGTAGTTGATGCAGACCAGTTACCTTGGAAAGTTCCTAATTCTTGTGATACAACTAATTCTCCATTAGAATCAAAACCAAAAATTTTACCAGCTCTATCAGTATCACCTACAGTAAATTCTGTAGAGTTCATTGTGTTTGTTCTTGAAAGTTTAATACTTCGATCAACTTCTTCTTGAAGTTGTTGGATTGCCATCATCGATCTATCTAATCCTTCTTCATGACTTTCAGCAGGGAATGGATCGTTAGCAATATAATCAATCGCTTGTGTTTGTGGTGATGCTCTTCTTATCACAACTGTTTCTGTAGCAGTTGGAATATTACCAGCTGTAAATACAATAGTTCCACCAGAAGCAGAACCTGCACCTGTAACTGTGTAGTGAGTAGTTAAAGTTTTAACTGTTTCAGTTGCTGTAGCATCCCTAATAATAACTTGAATATCAGCGTCTGCAAATATCTTAAAAGTGTAGTTGAAGGTATCGAGAGTACCATTACCTGCGTAGGAGTTCTTTACTGTGGTTGAAGATATTGTCATATTGTTTCTCTATATTAGATTATAAATCCTTTGTCTATGGTTTTATATAATTATAAAAATCTTGTCCAGTAGCTCTTTTTGTATATCCTTCAAGTCTATCAAAGTAACCAGGATCTAATATATCTTTTATATGATAACCAATCAAATAATTATAAACTGGTCTTAGATACCATATATCTATAGGAGTATTAGCTTCAAATAATCTATATGCTTTTAATCCTGCTTTATCAAATTTACCTTGAGCAGTATTTTTTAAAACATTTATTAATCCTTCTAAATCAGCAAATGCTGGACCAAGTATTGTAGATGCTGCACCACCATTTGATCTGCTAATTTCTTGATATAAAAGATCACCAATAATAGAAGCTCCACCACCTTTAGCCATAGAAGCTGCCATAGTTTTTGGATCAGTAGGATCTCTAGGTTCTTTACCCATAAGCATATCTGCAAATGATAAACTTGCATAACCAAAAACAGTTCCAAGAACAGTATAATATGTTAATGCTGGAAGATAATTACTTGCTTTAATATCTTCTCCAGAACCTTTTACTAAAACCTCTAATTTTTTAGTATATACAGTTAATGGAAAAGATTTAAATTTAGTTATAAGTCTAGCCAACAATCCAGAGGTACTTCCTCTTGTTAATCCTTGATTTAAATAAGCTCTTTCTCTAGCACCAGGCTCAAGAATACCCATGTGAACTCTACTATATAAAAACATTCTCCATCTCGATTGAATTTCATTTCTAGTTTGTTTAATTTTTGCATCACTAATTTTTGTTAATTTAGGTTGTGTTTTTTTTAAATAATCAATTATATTATCTTTAGGAAGTTCAGCTAAATCATCAATAGTTAATAAATCATAACCTTCAAATTTTTTTAAAGTTGTTTTTCTCATCATGTTCCACATACTGTCATCAATACCATATAAACCTAAAATTCTTTGAGTCTGTTCTGATAATTGATTCCAATTATTTTTCCTTGCTAAAATACCATAATGATTTTGATAAGATAAAAATACCCCAGACTTCATTCTTTCCATTAAGGCTTTAAAACCAGTCCACTTGTAAAACCCAGCTCTAAATTTTGCAACATTACCAACCATATCTTCATTGATTGTAGCGTGTTGACTAACACCACTAACAAAATTGTCAGCAAATAAACCAAATGGTTGTAATACTTCTTTTAATTGTTTTTTATTTGAAGATCTAAATAATTCGCTAAAAACAATTTTTAGAGGTTGAAGAATATTCATGTCGTCATGTTTAACTTGTGTCATTATATTTGGAATATCTCCAAAAAAAGATGTTGGTGCTATAGCAGTTAATTTACCTGCTTCTTGCATTATTCCTATAATAGATCCTATTTTAGCTCTTGTATTTCCATGACCAGCATTAATTGATCCATCAAGTTGCATCATATTTTTTCTAAAATTTTCAACACTTAAATCTTTTGCAACACTTCCACCATAATGATTTTGATAAAGACTAACAAGATCGTCTAGAAACAACTCTGGATTTGTTGACATTATATCCATTAATCCAGCATTTTGTCCAGCTCTTAAAAATCCTTGCTCTAATGAAGTAACATAATCTCCGTAACCATATTTTTGATTATACTCAAAAAAAGATTTACCATCTTTAAAATGAAAGATTCTTTCAGCACCTAGTTTAGTTGCTATATCTTTTGATTTAATTTTACTTCTAGTTCCTAAGGGAGTTAATGTATGACCAGATAAAATATTACTCCATGATTCACCTAAAATTTTATTAATCTCATCATCATTTTTACCAGGAAAAACTCTATCTAAATCAAGTCTATTTTTTATATCTTCTATCCATTGTGCTTTATGAGTAGCTTCATTGGTAACATCATCACCTGCTGCTCTCATCATTTTTTCACCAACATGACTATTACTAAAAACATGATTTGGATTTCTTTTTATGTATGCTCCTAAAGAATTTAAATCATCTAAATATATATCATTGTATTTTTTTCCAATTTTAGCTATATCGTAAGCATTTTGATTTCCAGTAATAGGTTCATCTTTTGGAAGAGGTTGATTATTTTCAATCATTTTTTTCTTTTCTTCTTTTGTAAGTTTTAAAAAAGGATTGTCGTGATGTTCTATGTAAATAAAAGGTTGTAATTCTTCTCTTGTTATTAAATCATCTAATCCTAAATTTGAAATTTCTGTTTCAAATCCACTTCTATATTTATTTTTATATAAAACTTGTTTGTTATCTACAGAAAACTGAGAAAATTTTTTAGATGAAGATGTTCCAACTAAAATAGAATTTATATGCTCTTCTGGTTTTCCATTAAAATGCTCAATACCAATAGCAAATTGCTCATATACTTTTATTCTACGATTTAAAAGATTTCTTTTTTTTTGTAATTTTATTTTTTTCTCTTCATCAAAAACTTCTTTTGCAATTTTATCTTCTGTTGTTCCTAATTCTTTTAATGTTTTTTTTTCATCTATTTTATTTTGAATTTTGTTAAGAATATCTTTAGCTTCTTCATTACTAAAAGTATCTTTAACAGCAGATTGTATTTCTAATAAACATTTATCAATACTCATTATTATCCTTTTCTAGTTAAACATGACAATCCAACTTTTATTCCTTTGAATATATCATCTTGTTTATCAAGAGAATTATCTATTTCTTTTATACTTGCATTAATAGAATTTAAATAATTACTCATAACAGGAAATCTTTCTTTTGCTAATACTTCTAAACCAGAAAATTCATTTGTTAAATCATCTATTTCAGATTGTAAAGATTTTACATCCTCAACATCTATTTGTTTGGTTAAATCAAATTTTGTTTCAATTTCTAAATTATCATCAGTAAAATTTCTATAATCAATATTATTAACATCTGATAATTTTCCTTGAGAATCCAATCTTTCTTTATTAACTTGTAAAGCCAACTCTATATCAGACTCTGGATTTAAATTTAATTTATTTGCACGATTAACCATTGCACCATTTTTAATTTCAAATCCATCTGGATTAGAATACATTGTTCTTAACTGTTCTAATTTTCCTAAAGTATTATAACTAACATTAGTTCCTCTTTGTCTTGCAAATTGTCTTTGTTCTATAGAATTTTTAATTGCTGCTTCTTGACCTCTATCTTCTAAAACTTTAATTTTTTTATTTAATGAATTAAGTTTGGCAATATAAGGAATTAAATTTTTATCTTTATCAATAATATCTAAATCTATTTCTTCTTTTCCTTCAGTTACTTTTTTGTATTTTTTTTGCTGTAGTTTTTTTTCAAGAGCATCATATTGTTTTTTTAATTTTTGTAATTCTAATCTTTGTGTTTTTGGTAAATTAGATTCTATTTGTTGTTGTAATTTTTCTGTAAATTCTTTTATAGCTTTAATATTTTTTGCTTTTGGTTGTGCATCAGCATCAATAACATTTCCTAAATTTGCTTTTAATGTAGCTTCACTAATATGTTTTATTCTTAATTGTCTATCTCTTTCTATTTTTGTTTGTTCTAAGAATTCAGCAGCATTAATTCTTTTGCCTTGAAGAACTCTACCAATGGAATATTTAACTAAATCTTCTTTTAATTCTATTGGAGCATTTTCAATATCATTATAAATATTATCTTTGCCAGTATATTTTTTATATACATCTCCAATTTTTCCTAAACCAAAATTTAATCCAGAACCTAATACAGCACCAAAAGAAATATTATAAAGAGAATCTATAAATCCATAATCTCTTTGTTCTGCTCTTGCCATAGTAAATTCTACAGGTTCAAATAAAGTATTACCTACAGCACCTTCTATTGCTCCTCTACGAAGTCTAGCAGATGTTTTTCCATATTTTCCAACCATTTGTAAAAATCTTGCTTGACCAACAACTGGAATAAGTGAAGTACCAATATTAATAAAATCTGTAAAAGATCCACCTAATCCAGATATAAAATAACTTCCTTGAGCAAAAACATTTTTTGGACCACGAGATATGATGTCTTGTTTTTTTATATCATCTAATCTTTTTTTTATTACAAGATCAACATAACCTCTCTTATGATCTTCTTTAAAAAACAATCCTAATGGAGCATACTGTTCATTAAGTTGTGCCATAGGAATTATTTCATCATCAACATAATCTGCATAAGTTCTTTTAATTGCTCTTTTAAGAGATTTATAAGGAGCATTTTCATTTGCTAAATCAAAAACTGTACCCACAGTTTCTATCCATCCAGTAGGCATTCTATCAAGAGTTGATAAACTTTCTTGATCTGAATTATCAATTACTGAAACATCTAATCCTATCATTATGGTGTCTCTGCGATACCTTCAAATTCTGCGTTTATAAAATTATAAATATCTTTCATATCCATTACATAGCTATTTCCAAATTTATCTTTCATTGATTTAAACTCTCCATCATATTCTAAAAAATTAATTGTTACATTTTCACCATTAATTTTCATTGGTTGAAAACGACCAGATGCTTCTTTAATTCCATATTTTAAACCAACATTTCCATCCATATACCACTCACCATTTTTTTTAAATGTGTCTATTGTTTCTTGTTTTGATATTGGTTTTCCACCTTTACCAATTAATTGAACATCAAAATTAGTTAAATCAATATTATTAAAATAAAGTTTTGTTTCAAATACTTTAGCTTTTGCTTCAATTAAATCTTGATTAACTGGTTTTTCATTAACATCAGTTGGAATATAAAATGTATCATTTGTTAAAATATAATCATTTAAATATCCTTGTGATATTTTATCAGCAGCTTCAGATGTAGAGCTGTATTTATTATCTAACAAACCATTCATTGCAGCATTTTTTAATCCTGTTGTTAGTTTTGCAACATAACTACTGTTTCTTTTAAAGCCTTCTGGTTGATTTGATATTACATTTTGTAAAGGAGATAAATTTGATTCTATTTTTTTTAATAATTTTCCTTGTATATTTGTTTCTTGTGGATCAAATCTAGCATTTAATAATCTTTTATTATCATCACTTAACTCTCCAAGAATTGCTAGAGATCTTACATCTATATCATTTGATGATATAGCTATTGAAACACCTTCACCAACTTTATTAAATATTTGTTTATTTATAATTGACATTTTATCTCCATATAAAGATTTTAAATTGTCAACAACTTGCAATCTTTGTTTTGATCCAGGAGTTGCATCTATTATATCTTTAATCTCTTGTATTTTATCATTAGGCAAATATGTTCTAAGATCTTTAGGAATTTTTTGTTTATCAAAAACTTCATCTAAAGACTGAACAAAAGTTTTAAATCTAGTTGGATCTGTTAAAGATTGATTGTATAAATTTTTAATCAAAGGATCATTATCTATAAAATATTGTGCAGCACCTTCTTTTTGAATTGTTTCTCTTTTTTTTTTAAATAAAGAATTTGCAAGATTTATTGCTTTTGTATTATCTTTTTCATTTGGAAAAAGTTCTTTTATTTGACTTTCCATTAAAGCACTTGTGTCTGCTTGTTGACCATAAGGTGTTTTAGAAACTAATTTATTTATATTATCATTAAATAAGTTTTCTTGATTTTCTAAAATCTTATTCATAGCAAAATTAATTGCTGTTTTTTTTTGTTCTGGAATATTAGAATATAATTCTGGATTTTCTTTTAATTGTTGTAATAATCCACCTGGATTATTATTTGCTATAATATCTAAAATAGTAGCATCTTTTGTATTAATTAAAAATTTTCTTTTTTCTTCTCTTACAAATTTATCTTGAATTTTACTTACCTCATTATCTATTTCTAAATCTGCTTTAGCTGCAAAACTTGGATCTAACATTATTCTTGTAGACATAGATGAAGCAAAAGTTTCAAACTGTTCTTGATTTTTATTTTCTAAATTATTTCTAGCAGCTTTATTTAATGCTAATAATGTTGAGCTTTTATTGCTTTCAAATTTTTGAAGCCAAGCATTTTTAGTAAACTTAGATTCATTTGCTAATCTTGTATTTAAAAAATTTTGTTTATATGCTTCAGAATCTGCTAAAAAATTATTTGTTGCATCTGTTGGATATGGATTATTTTTATGTTTATCAAAAATATTATAAAGTTCATTCCAAGATTCGTTTTCATATTCTGATGATTTAATTTTTGCTTCTTCTTTTTTTTCAGCAACATAATATTGAGAAATAGCAGAACCAATACCAGTTAAACTTGTGCTAAGTGGAGCTTGTATGTTTGCTTGAACACTAGGTGTTGCAGTAGTAATTTCTCCTTTTGCTGCGTATGTTGGTATTTTTGGCATAATAATTATCCTTGCATTGCTAGTAAGCTAGTTCCTGTTTGTGTTATTGTTTGTAGCTGTGCCATACGAGCCTGTTGTCTAGCCATTTGACCTTGTATTCTAGCAAAGTTAGCTTCTTCAAATTTTCTTGCTTGACCTATTTTTGCATTATATTCCATAATATCTTTTTCTAATTCAGCTTGTTCAGCATTATATCTTAATACTCTTAATCCAGAACCAGAAAGTTCTGCACCAGATTTTATTATTGATGTTGTTGCTTGACCTTGTAGTTGTTGAAATTGTTTATCAAATCTAACTAAATCTGTTTCTAATTGTTTTTCAATTTGTGCTGCTTCTTGTTCGGCAATTTGTGCATTTCTATTTTGAACAGCTTGATTATATTTACCTGCTGCTCCTTGTTGTTGAAATTGTAATCCACCTAATGCTCCAACTGCTGCCATTTGCCAACTCATTAGAATAACCTCGCATACATATATTGATCTGAACCATCAAAGCCAAATTTTTTCATTAATCCTTCTTCCTCTAAACCTAACCACTTAGCAAATTTTAAGCCAGTTGTATAGTTTGCTCTTACAGCAGTTTGAACTCGATTGATATTATTTTCTTTAGCAATCCTTGCAAAATCTTTTCTTATAGCTCTTGCGACTAGCAAAGGATGATCTAAAGCATCTTTAGTAGCTAGTACCCAACCTTCTGCAACACCATTCCATATTACTTTCATACCTGCAGCAAAGATAGGTTTACCATTAATCATACCAGTAAATGCTAAGTTATCTTGTTCTAGGTTCTTTGCGTTACCATCAAACTCCATATCCTTATCCATTAATGTATGATTCATTTGTTGCTTCATAATGTATTCTCCATGCTCTGCTTTATATGACACTATATTTAATATTCTATCCATCGTTTGTTTGAAGTTTAGGATATAATGACAGTATCGTCAAAGGCAAAGGTTGTGTTTGTCTAACAAATATAAAACCATCTGTTTCATAGTTTCCTCTAAATTCTATTTCTTTATCTCCTGTGAATACATTGATCCCACTATCCATTGCGTTAGCTGAAGATCTAAAAGGTATTCGTTCCATGTTATTAAGATCTGGACCAATCTCCACACCAATACTTTCGTAAAGTCTAGCAGTAATCTCATAGATTCTTTTAGTTTTACTTTGTGATGTACCATTCTGTGAACCAGCATCTATTCTCATTGTTTGTAATAATGACGTATAACTTAATCCAACTTTAACTTTATTTGCAGATCTATCTAATGTGATTGATCCAGAGCTAACAGTTTTATCTGGATGAGTTGCACCATCTGCTAATATTGAAACTGTCTCACCTTCAAGATGATCAAGACCAGATATAGTTGTAACAGGTGAACCATCATAAGATAACTGTGAATCTAAAAAATTAAATGAAGTATCATCTGTTTCATCAAAATCATATTGATGAATATATTCTACATATCTTTTTGTTGCACCATTGATTGTTCTTTTATTAATTACCCATGTTTGATATTCTGAATCGTCTGTTGGAATTGTAGCAACACTATCGCAAACTGTATTACCACTTGAAAATGTTCCACCAAAAATATGTCTGTGCCAAGCAACTACTTGCTGTTCTCTTTGATAAGTTAATCCAACTAACTGACCATCATTTCTTACACCCCAAATAACTTGGTTAGGTTCTTGTTGATAAGATAGTTGTTTGAATCCACCTTCTGAAATATGTTCAGCAAGGATTGTTAAGTCTGGAGCTACATAACCATCTACATCAAAGTTGTATGCTAGTTCTCTTAACTTTCTTCTAGCTCTTTGTAAAAACAAAGTAGCATTACCAACAGCTAAAGCATCTACGTTTGCTGCACCATTGTTAGATTGTTTTTTAATTAATATATTTGTAGGTGTAATTGCAATATCAGTTCCACCCCCACTAACTGCAAACTCACCACCAGCAGTACCAATGATTAAAGTTCTTGTAGCTGTCATAAATCTAATTGCGTTTACTTGGTTGGAAGCAATCGTATAAATGATAGCATCATCATCTGCTACTGTGCCATGATAATTATCATCCATGTTTTCATAATCACCAGACTTTGAAAAAAATAATGTTTGTGGTTGTGATAAGGTTGCTGCGAATACTAATCTTTGTTCAAAGAAGGTTACGCAAGAAGGATGACCAGTAGTGTCTGAGAATGATCCTAATGCAAAATCTGTTGATGCTGAACCATTTGATATATCTGCTATTACTTCCATATCAACAACAGTTGATGATGTATATCCTGTTATTTTTACATGACCATCAACCATGTGAACTAATCTTCCCACATCAGTAGATAACCATCCTTGATTAGAATTAACTCCAGTAGTTGATGACAAAGTTAATGTTCCTGTTTGACCAACATTCGTATGTGATGCAGTTAATGTTGTTGTTTCAATATTATGATCCATGAATGGACCATTCTGAAAATCAACACTTGTTAGTGTCCAGGATGTATGACCTGTTCTAGCTAATTTTTTTACTGGATGATTGGGATGACAAATGTACATAACATCTGCTGATTGTGCATATTTAATATCAAATAATTCTGCTTCTAAATATGGTGAACTAATTTCATAAGCTGAACCACCAGATAATATTTGACCATTGTCTTTATAAAATCTTATGTACTGTTCTCCAAACTCTAACATATAAGTTTGTGTTGTACTAAACTCAAAAGGAATTAATCTTGTTTGCTTAGAACTATCTTTTACTTCTGCTACAAACTGTGTACCACTTCTTCTTGCTGCACTACCATGAGGGTAAACAATCATATTTTCTAAAGTCTTACATCCCGTAGGATATTTAGCTAAATCATTTCTACCATCTAGTCTTGGGGATAACTCGCCACCTGTAAAGTTCGTTAATTGAACAGCAACTCTAGCCATGGGTTAGTACCTTGCGTTTATAAATGAAGAAGCTCCAACAACATCTGATTGACCATTATCTGGATTTGTATTTTGACCTTCAGTAGCATCTACAAATCTTGCTTCTTTTAATTTATCTTGAAACAAATTGTACATATTAGAAGCAACAGGATTAGAAGATGTAACTGCGTAGGCAATGTCAGCAGCTAATGCAGCAGAGATTGTTTCTCTTAGTAACTCATCATATTGATTGGGATCAGTAATTCTTGCTACATATTGTATCTTAACTGTATCATGATTTGCTACAATCTTTCTACCTTCAATTTTATAATCATAGTCATAATTTAAAATTGTTAAAACTCTCAAGCAATCAGCAGGTAAAGTAAACTGATAACTAAAACCCCATGAAGGTGTTTCAGTATCTCTAGCTAGTTCAACTCTTTTAATTAAACAATTCCAAGGATGAGATCTAAATAAACTATCTCTAACTTGTGTGTATCTTGCATTGCAAAGTCTTGCGTTCTTTGAATCTTCTGTAAGTGTAAGTATTGTTGATGCACCAAGTTGGTTTAATGCTCCATTACAAATGTCTACTACTGATGCCATATTATTTCCTTATTATATACTTTCGTCTTATCTGTCTATCTTTTTCTAATGCAAAAATCTCATGCTCTGTTCTTTCATTCTTTGCATCAAAACCATAATGGAATTTACCATCATTCTTAAATCTGTCTACCAATACATATCTATATACATATTTTCCTTTCTTAAAATGTAGTATCGTTTTTAAATCTTTTACTTGTTTCATAAGCATTCCAGGGGGTTTCCACTCTCGCTTCCACCCCCTAAAATTTTATTGATTAAGCTTCGTATGCTTGAATCTTAACTACTTTTTCTTCTTCCATTCTAGTCGCACCGAATGCAGCAGAATAGTAGACTTGAGTAGCGTAACCTTTATCAGATCTTTCATCGATTCTAGCAGTTGAATCTTTTCCAACAGCTAAAGCGATTCCATCACCAACAAAAGCAATACAATCTCTGATTTGAGACGCAACAGCTAATCTGTTAGACACAACGAAATTAAATCCTAAGAAAGTATTAATGTCGCCTTGTGCTAAAGCTTTAACTGTATTGAAGTCACTTGAAGATACTTCAGTAGTTCCTAATAGATCAGAGATCTGTTTAGGAGATACGATGATGTGTCTTGGAAGTGAAGGATCAACGTCAGCAAGATCGATGATTTCTTTTGCTTCTCTTAGTTTAGCGATAGTCATACCAGTTGTACCGCCTTCAGTTATGATTTGACCAGCAGGTAATGCAACAGCAGTACCACCAGCTACACCAGTATCAGCAGAACCAGTAGCAGCAGTAATGATAGCGTCATCCATAGCTCTACCCATTGCATAAGCAGCAGCTTGTGCGTAGCTAGAAGTAGGATCTACTAACATTCTTACTTTATCTAGATCATCAACTAAGTCTGCAAACTCATAGTCAACAAGTGAAACTCTTCTTCTTGAGTGAGGAGTATCAGCTTGTGGAGTGTCTGAGTGTCTAGTTGATCTTACTGTAGCAGTAACGCTTCCGATTTGATCGAAGAATGCGTTCTTACCAGTTACAGATTCTAATCTTACTTTATCTCTAAGAAGAGAACCTTTTTGTTGTGATAACATTTGTATGTTTGAACTGTATTGTTCTACAAATGCTTTTGTTATTTCAGTTGACATATTATGTCTCCTTCATTGTTAAGTTAATGTTAAAACAAAACAGAGACGTTATCAGAAATTCTGGCTTCTCTTGGATTTAAAGTCTTTTAGACTACAAGTCTATTCCTTGTTGTCAGTAAGGTGCGTGGAACTTGTCTTACGCATTGTCTTACTTTTCTTAGGCGAATTTTCATCCGCCTTAGAAATCCATTTATAATATTCTTCGCAGATTGGCAAGGGATTAGATTTTTGATTTTCTGATCCACTTTCTACTACAATACGAAGAACTTCTAATTTTAATTCTTTGTTATCCATTGTTCATAGTTCTTAAAGTAAATACTTGCTGTACTACTTTATCATGATCTGGATGAGCTTTATTCCAATATGGACCATCTCGATCATTAACAATTTTACTAATCTCAGCTTCGTAGTCTGTACCTTTATCTACGTTTTCGCTTTCAGTACCAACTAATTTGTCTTCAGATAAAAGATTAGCAATGTTTGCAAAACCTTTGATAACTTCTGGATGATCTCCTAATCTTGTTCCATCTTGAAGTTGTAAATCTAATATCTCAGCATTCATATTTGCTTTAGCAACTGATCCTGCTTTCTTAATATTATTTTCATAGTTACTACCCCACTCTTTACGAAGTTCAGCTTCAGCATTTGCTTGAGCAGTCTCAGTATCTATTCTTGCTTGTTGTGCAGAACCTTCCATAGAATTTTTATAAAACTCTAAGATACCTTGTGCTTGTTTATTATTTAAACCAAGTTGATGAGCATTCTCTGCAAATTGTTTTATTGCACCTTCATCTAATGGTACAACATCTGAGTTAGCTTCTAGTTTATATTTGTCTGGTGATTCTGGTCTACCAAGCTTTCCATAAACTTCATTCCATTGATCATCAGTTGAGTTTTCATTTGGTATTGCAACTTTATCTTGACCAATCATTCTTGTAGCATTGATATAAGATTTAGCTAACGCATCTATTTCAGTAAACTTAGAAATGTTTGGATCATTTCTAAACTCTTCTGAGATTGTTTCTTTCCAAGATTTAGCAACAGTTGGTTGTTCTGCTGTTGTTGAAGTAACTGGTTGTTCTGTTACTTGAGGAGTGTCTGTAGTAGTTTGTGTCGTTTCTTCTACAGGCACATCAGTTTGTGTTATCTGTTCACTTGACATTCTTATTCTCCTTTTGCAGCATTGATTTTATAAATAGAAGTACGCTGCGTTGACCTTCCATATATGCACTCTCATGGCTATCACCTTTTACATTGGTGGTAGAATGATAATGACATCTTTTTTCTAAGTCAGACAAAACCTCTTTGCCTTCGTCTGTATTAAAAATATATTGATAATTGTCTCTAAGTTTTTTTACTAGATTCTCTAGTTGTTTATTTGATTCCATAAATTATTCAACATCAGCGTTTACTAAAGCTTTTGCTTCTTCTGGTAATGCTTTTG